GTTAATATGCCTCCCCGACATACAAAATCAGAATTTGCTTCTGTATTCTTTCCTGCTTGGATGATGGGTAAGTTTCCAAAATTAAAATTAATGCAAGTAACACACAACGCTGAATTATCAGCAAGGTTCGGAGCGAAGATCCGTAACTTGATTGATTCAAAAGAATACAAACAAATATTTGGAGATGTTAAATTACGAGAAGATTCTAAAGCTAAAGGTAGATGGGAAACTAATCATGGCGGTGAATACTTTGCTGCGGGGGTCGGCGGAGCAATTACTGGACGAGGTGCCGATCTATTAATTATAGATGACCCACATACAGAACAGGATTCCTTATCTAAGAAAGCAATGGAGAGAACATATGAATGGTATTCATCAGGACCCAGACAGCGTTTGCAACCAGGCGGATCTATAGTTCTTGTTATGACAAGATGGGCCGAGAACGATTTAACAGGGATGTTGATCAAGGGACAAAAAGAAAATAAAGCAGACAAATGGAAACTAATATCTTTTCCTGCAATATTAGATTCAGGTAAACCATTGTGGCCAGAGTTCTGGCAAATAGATGAATTAGAAAGAGTTAAAGCAACACTACCTGTTCGTAACTGGTCTGCTCAATATATGCAGAACCCTACATCAGAAGAAGGTGCTATATTAAAACGAGATTGGTGGAAGCCTTGGGAGAAAGAACATATTCCACATCTACAACATGTTATACAAAGTTATGATACTGCATTCAGTGCAAAAGAGTCTGCGGATTATTCTGCTATTACTACGTGGGGTATATTTACTCCAGAAGAAGGAGGGGGTCCTAATTTAATATTGTTAGATGCAATGAAGGGTAAATATGATTTTCCAGAATTAAAAGCAGTTGCTATGGAACAATATAAATACTGGGAACCTGATTCTGTTATTATTGAAGCTAAAGCTTCTGGTGAGCCTTTGACCCATGAGTTTAGAAGAATGGGTATACCTGTAATTCCTTTTACACCATCACGTGGAAAAGATAAGCATTCTAGAGTTAATGCTTGTGCCCCTGTATTTGAAGGAGGGTCCGTATGGTATCCAGAAGGAGAACACTTTGCAGAAGAGGTTATTGAAGAATGTGCTGCCTTTCCTCATGGAGAGTACGATGACTATGTTGATAGTACTACACAAGCTGTGTTAAGATACCGTCAAGGTAACTTTATTGAGACAGGGTCCGATTGGAAAGATCCTATGGATAGAGTTCAAAAAGAATATAAATATTATTAGGAGACATTATGCCAAAAGAAAAAGAATCACCAGGCGGAGTATTTATCCAATTAAAAAAAGCAGGGCAATTACCTAAACCTACAGATGATGGTTTATTAGATGTACTAGAAAATATTGCATCAAAGCCTTTACTTAAAATAGATAAAAAAGCAGGTGGTGGTATGGCTCGTGGTAATGGGATCGCGATCAGAGGAACAAAATTTAAAGGAGTATTTTAATTATGAAAAAAGCTAAAGACATGTCTAAGCTACATGAAGACAGAGAATCTACAATGAAAGAAGGTAGAGAAACTAAAATGGAAAAAGAAGGCTACGAAGAAACTGAATCTGGTAAAATGGTTAAAGCATCTAAAGGTGCTATGACTAAGTCTCAAAAGAAAATTGGAAAAGTAATGAGAGAATTTAAAAAAGGAGAATTACATTCTGGTAAAAAAGGACCCGTTGTAAAAAATCCTAAACAAGCAATCGCTATTGCATTATCTGAAGCAGGTCAATCTAAAATGAAAAAAGCAGCAGAAGGTGATATGATGGGTGGATTATCAGGTAAGCAATCTAAACTAGATGTTAACAAAGATGGTAAAATATCTGGAGAAGATTTTAAAATGTTAAGAACTAAAAACAAACGAGGCGGAGGAATGGCCGAAAGAGGAATGGGACAAGCATTCTCTAAAGGTGGTGCTGTAAGAGGCACGGGAGCCGCGATCCGTGGCACAAGACCCGCTAAACTATACTAGGAGATATTATGTCAAAGAAAAATAAAAAAGATCCATACATGAGTCGCAATGAATTCAAACCAGGATTCTACGATCAAGAAAAACCCCCTGTATCATATGAAAGTTTAAAAGGTACAGCAGCTAAACCAATTCCAAATGTTACAGATACAGAATCATTTATGGAAGGTGGTTTCGCTAGAGGACAAAAACCAATTCAAGTGAAGAAGGTTCCTTTTAGAGGCGTGTTCTAAGTGGGTACGTTAAATAAAATTTCTAGAACACTTGGTGACAGGGTTGTAGGATCTGCAATTGATCTTACAAATTTAGTTGATAAAGATTTATTAGATAAGTCAAAAGGTGAATACGCAAATATTGCTGCTGGTGTAGATGTTGAAAAACAAAAGCCAGTCATAGGAGCAAATGTTAAGAAGGGTCAAACAGAATATGGTATTGCAGGATCAAGCTCCACGGACCTCGGACTTGGAGCAAGATATACTTCAGAAGATAAATCAACAACCGCTGGTGTTGGTGTATCAAAAAATCCACAAGGAAAAGAAATTAGATTTGGTATTACTAAAAGATTTAAATCAGGTGGATCAGTAGAAGTAGGTAAAGGAAAAGATTACATTAAGGATTTAATATAATGGCAAATAGATACACACAATTATTACAATTATTAGAAGAAGCCAAAATGAAAGGCGATGTAGATAAAGTAGATATATTAGAACAAGAGCTTTATATCATGAAGAATAAGAAACAAGAAGGTGGAGAAATCAAGGTAAAAAGCGGTGGATACATTGGCGATTTACTGTAAAGTATAGTCCTAATTATCATTGCATGTTAAAATAAACTTGTTATAACAACAAGGAGAAACAACCATGGCAAGAAAAAAATTAAACGATTTAGCTAAAATAGGTTTAGGTCTCGCTGCAGCATACGGCGCGTCTAAAGTATTAGGACAAAAAAGTCCAATGGAAATTGCTAAGTTAGAAGGAGCAGAAGCAGACATCAACGCAATGGAAGGCCCAGCACGTAGATCAATGTACGCAGCACCTGAATCAAGTATTGATATTGCAAGAAGAGAAGCAAGAGATACTGCATTTAACCAAATGGAAGGCGCAGACAGAATGGCATCAACTGTTGCACCAACAAGAGGATCAGTAGAAGCATTTAAATTAGATGAAGCAGCTAGAAAACAAAGAATAGCATCATTAAGAGGAGATGAACTTTCTGATAGTCCTAGAGCAAAACTAAGAGCAAGATTAAGTGGAATGCAAGGTGCTAAGGCAGGTAAAATGATGAAAGCATCTAAAGGCGGATCAGTAGTTGCAAGAGGAAACAAATTAGCAAGAAGTAAACCCACTAAACTTTTTTAATGGCTGAAGTAGATAAGATTAATGAAGAGCTTCCAATGGAAGACAACTCTATTCCTGAAGAAGGTTTAGATGTTGTTCTTCCTGAAGAAGACGAAGTTCCAGAAGAAATCGTAGATGAAAACTTTTACGGTAATCTTGCTGAGACTATGGACGAAAGAGCACTAAGTCGTCTAGCCTTAGATCTTATTGCAGATTATAAAAAAGATAGAGTATCAAGATTAGATTGGGAACAAACTTATGTTCAAGGTTTAGATCTATTAGGATTTAAATACCAAGACATGACTAGACCGTTCCAAGGAGCAACAGGAGTTACACATCCTATGCTTGCAGAATCAGTTACACAATTTCAAGCACAAGCTTACAAAGAATTATTACCAGCAGAAGGTCCAGTAAGAACTGAAGTAGTTGGATTAGAGACACCAGATATTTTAAAACAATCAGAAAGAGTTAAAGATTTCATGAACTATATGTTGATGGAAGAAATGGAAGAGTACACCCCAGACTTTGATCAATTATTATTTTACTTACCATTATCAGGATCAGCATTTAAAAAGATTTATTATGATGAAATATTAAAACGTGCAGTATCTAAATTTATACCTGCAGATGATTTAGTAGTTCCATACTATGCAACAGATCTTAAAGATTCTGAGCGTATTACTCATGTTGTTAAAATGAATGAGAATGATGTTATTAAACATCAAAAAGCTGGATTCTATTTAGATGTAGAATTAATTCCTAAACAACCAGAACAAACAGCTATACAACAAAAGTTATCAGAGATTGAAGGTGTAAAACCAAGTGGAGATACAGTATACCAATATAACATTTTAGAAATGCATGTTGATTTAGATTTAAGTGAATATGAAACAACAGCAGACAAAGAAGAACGCAATATTAAAATACCATATATTGTAACTATTGATGAAGGTTCACAACAAGTTTTATCTGTTTATAGAAACTATTCACCAGATGATCCATTAAAAACAAGAAAAGAATACTTTGTACACTTTAAATTTTTACCAGGTTTAGGATTTTATGGCTTTGGATTAATTCACATGATTGGTGGATTATCTAGAACTGCTACTTCTAGCTTAAGACAGTTATTAGATGCAGGTACTCTTGCTAATTTACCAGCAGGATTCAAGAGCCGTGGAATTAGAATCAGGGATGATGACCAACCATTCCAGCCAGGTGAGTTCAGAGACGTAGATGCACCAGGCGGAAATATAAAAGATCAGTTTCAAATACTACCATTTAAAGAACCTTCACAAACTTTATTTCAATTATTAGGTTTTGTGGTCCAAGCAGGTCAAAGATTTGCTTCAATTGCAGATATGCAAGTAGGTGATGGTAACCAACAAGCAGCAGTAGGAACGACTATAGCTTTATTAGAACGTGGTTCTAGAGTTATGTCAGCTATTCATAAGCGATGTTACTACGCTATGAAACAAGAATTTAGAATTTTAGCAGGAGTATTTGCAGATTACTTACCACCAGAATATCCATACGCAGTATATGGTGCAGATAGAAACATTAAAGCAGTAGACTTTGATGGTAGAGTAGATGTTATTCCAGTTGCAGACCCAAGTATCTATTCAATGGCACAAAGAGTTACACTTGCAAATGAGAATTTAAAGATTGCAATGTCAAATCCACAGATGCATAACTTGAGAGAAGCATACAGAAGAGTATATGAAGCATTAGGAACTAGACAAATTGATGATTTATTGATTCCAGAAAAGGAACCATTACCAGAAGATCCAGCTACAGAGAATTCTAAAGCACTTAGAATGGAATTATTAAAAGTATTTCCAGAGCAAGATCATGTTTCTCACATTAGTGCACATGCTATGTTCATGCAAAGCAGAATGGTACAAACAAATCCAATGGTTTACGCATTACTTCAAGGACATATTTCAGATCACATTGCTTATCAAGCACATGGAGAGGTTGGAGCAGCTATGTCAGAGAACCCACAGAACGCAGTTCTACAACAACAAGATCCAAATGGTTATCAAGTACAATTTAATTCATTAGTTGCTAGAAGAGTTGTAGAATTAACTCAACAATTAGTACAAGCAGAAGGTGGAGAACAACAAGATCCGCTAGTAATGTTGAAACAAAGAGAATTAGATCTTAAAGCTTTAGATATTCAAAGACGTGCTAGAGAATCTCAACAAGATATGGAAAGAAAATCTTTTGAATTTGAAGATAGAATTGATGTTGAGAAGATGAAAATAGAAAATCAAGAACAACAAGCTGCACAAAGAATCAAAGTTGCTAACGAAAAACTTGCAATTGCTAGAGAAAAGAACCAACAGATGTTTGTTCCCAAAAAGTAACCATGAAAATTGGTATTCCAAAAATTAAAAGTCCAAAAATAAGTAAAATTAAGAAACCTTCCATACAAAAAATCAAAAAGATCAAAATGCCAGGCGTAAGATTTGGCCCACCTCCTAAAAAAGGTCCATCTTCTCAAGGAATGAGAATGGGTGGATATATTTCTAGACAAAACAAAAATAAATAGTATATATCTTCCTAAAATAACGGAGATATATGATTCAACAAACATACGATAAGTTAACAAAAGAACAAAAATTAATTTTTCTTGCAGGAGTATTTGAAGGAGAAGGATCTTTTGGATTTTGGGGAAAAGAAGAGAAACACAATAGGTATCTTAGGTTACAAGTAAGAATGTGTGATGAAGATATTGTAGTTAGATTTATAGATTATTTTAAATTAGGCTCTATAACTACCAATTTACCAAAAAATACTAAACATAGTAGATCATGGAAATGGACAGTGTGTGGAGATAAGGCTATAGAGGTGGTATTGCAACTTGTTCCATATCTTGGTATAAGGAGACAGGAGAAATTTACAGAATGTTGCCAGTCTTACAAGCAGTCGCCCCACTTGCAAAAATCTTATTTAACACAATTGATAAATCAGTCCCAGATAAAGACCTCGCAGCTAAATTAAAAAATGATCTGCAAACTCAAATGTTGCAGTCTCATACACAAGAGTTAACAGCCGCAGCTAAAATTATTGAAGCTGAAGCTAAAGCGGGTTGGTTTGCATCAAGCTGGAGACCATTACTTATGTACGTATTAATATTTATATTAATATGGAATTATGTATTAGGGCCAGTAATATTATTTTTCTTTAAAGCTTCTATAACTATAACTCTTCCAGGAGATGTTTGGACACTATTACAAATAGGTCTCGGAGGGTATGTCGTGGGCAGGAGTGCTGAGTCAGTAGCTAGAACAATGGCGAATAAACCACAACCAGCTAAAGAACAAGAAAACGGGTAGTGAAATACCTAGTTATTTTATTATTGCTTTCTTCATGCAATAGTGTAAATACTCCTTACATAAATAATATAACTTTATTAAAAATAGAAAAAACATTTTAATGAATTTTAAAGATAAGGGCCCAAACGATTTAGAAAAGATAATATCTAATTTACAAAAACAAATTAAACAGTTAAAAAAGAAGTTAAAAAAATGATATTTAATTTAATTAAAAAATTTTCTTCTTGGCTAGATTATTGGATCT